TTCCCTTGAGCTGCTCATCTATAAAGTCCGCTATCTCCTTGTCAATCGCATCTTCAGAAAATGGCTGCACTTCCCAATCAAGCCCCGTCACAGCAAGCTTTCTTGTCTGCATCTGTGAAAAGAGGTGGGTGTCCTTCTCCTCCATCTCCTCAAAGAGTTCCATCTGTGCTCTGACATTGCCTTCATCCGCTTCCCGGAAGATACGGGCAAGCCTGCGTGGTGTAAGCCCGTTGGATGGATAATCAGAGAACTTGTCATTGACATCCCCAACCGCCACTCTTGCAGTCACGGGTCTCTTTGTTCCTGTATCTATATCCGGATTGAAGGGTGTCCCTCCTCTCCGGTTCCTTTTCTTTTTCCTTGCCATGCTGTATCACACCTCCTAGTATGCACCCTTCCCCATCCGGAAACGTCTCCGGAGGACTGTCTTGTAATTTGCTTTTGATGCTACCGCCTTGACCGTCTGTGCAAGCTGCACCGCCATCTGAAGCCCGTCAGGGGCATCATCATTCTTTCCCATAGGGAACTCCTGAAGCTGCTTCAGGAGGGTCTTGTGCTCCCGGTTGAATTTCAGGTACTTGTTCTTGATGACAGGCTGCAAGGACTCAATACGGAGCACCTTATTGACCGTGGACTGTATCTCCTCTATCGGGATATACTCTCCTTCTTCAGCGGATTTTGCAGCCATGACCTCCTTGAAAAAGTATTGGAACTGAACGACCTCCACGCCGAACTTATAGAAGCCCTTCTTGTAGTCCCTCTTCAGCCTCCGGTTCATCTCAAACACATCATCAATGATGACATCCGGCTTCCGCCTCTCCACGGAGGCATCTGCCACATACATGTACCCGGTCTTGGTAGACAGGGCAAGGTTGATGATAGAGCTGGTGTCTGACTTCTTATTCTTGCCAAGTGACGGGTCATTTGCCGCCACAAAGACGAACTCCGGGCTTGAGAAGTCCACAAGCTCCGGCTCATAGTAGTCAAACCACTCCGGATTGAAGGTTGCGCTCTCCGGGTCAATCGGGTCATTCTGAAGCTCGGAGTTAAAGGATGCGGTACCCTCGGAGACCTTAATCTCCATCAGGTCATAGTAGGACAGCTTCTCTTCCCAAAGAACTTCCACCCCAAGGAGCATCTCCTCCTCATGTGCTTCATAGAAAGTCCTTGCATCCTCCTCATGGTTCTCATTGAAAAGGTTGGTATAGATGCCCTCCCATTCATCCCACAGCTTGGTGTTAGTTGCTTCCGATATGACCGCCCTGTATTTCTTGGTCTTATATCTTGGGTTCTGAAGCACATTGTTGAGCAGGGAGTCATAGTGAAGGATGGTGCCTATGTACATGATGTCTGTATAGGTATCCCCTGCCTTTGATACCGCCTTATCAAACCAGTTCTTCAGCTTACGCCTCTGCTCCGGCGTGTTGACGTTCTCATCATTCTCAATATCATCCAGTACAATGAGGTCAGGTCTCCAGTTTCGGTGTCTTCTACCCCTGACTTTCTTCCCGGAGCCTATTGCCTCCGCCTTGATGTCTGTCTTTGTCAGTATCACCCCGGTTCTCCATGCCTTATCTCCCTTCAGGGAGCCAAAGTCCATGATGATGTTTGCATTGTCCTCAAGCTCCGTCTTGATGTCATCAAGGAAGCCCTCCGCCTGCTCTGAAGAGTCAGACAGGATGAGGATGTAATGCTTATATGCGTACAGGATGGCATGGAGGCTGTCTTTGAAGGTGAAGTTGGTTGATTTTGCATGACCACGGGGAGCTGCCACCACCTGACGGGAGCCCTTCAGTCTTGAGATGACCTTTGCTTCCTTCAGAGGGTTCCTTCCCTTCATCACTCCCCGGCTCCATATCTCATCAAGCTCCTCATGGAAGTGTGGTGACTTCCGGATGAAGTAGTGTGGCAGATACGCCCTTCCAAAGTAGGACATGTCAAAGGCAGCAAGTTCCTTTCTAAGTCCATGCTCTCCCATGAGCTCCTCACCGGACAGATACCTCTCATTCAGTTTTTTTCTTTCCTCGTGATGGTCTGAACCTCGGAGCACATATTCCTCAAAGAGCTTTGTCTGATACTCTTCATTGTTCTTGATGTCTATGTCTTCCTCTTCCTCAAGCTCCCTCATCCAGTTGTCAATATCAATCATCTTCCATCATCCGCTCCTTTGCTTTTGCCAGTATCTCCTTGAGCTGTGCCGCTGACTTCTCATCCTGCTTGATGACCTTCAGCATCTCGGATTCCATTTCACGGAAGGCAATGTCCGCCTTCCTTCTCATGTCCTGCTTCACCCTGTCCTTATACACCTTTGTCCGGGACAGGGATGCAATGAGCCTTCCTGCCTTATCAAGCGGCATCTCATTGAACTCTTCCTCTGCGGTTGCCACCTTGTTCAGGAGCCCGTTCATAGTCAGGAGTATGGCAGCTTCCGTGTAGTCCGCTTCCGGGTTCTCCTTCACCACCTGTATCAGCCTGTCAGTCTGTGCCTGTGCCTCAAGAAGCCTCTGCATGGCGTTGTTTGTCCGGGTGGCATATCTGCCTACACTGGACTTTGATATGTCATAGCCCTCTCCCTTCAGGAATTGGCTAATATATTCATAGGTATTGGATGTGTCAGCAAGCATCACATCCACTTTCATCCGCAAGTCTTCAGGGAGCTCATCAATCTTGGAGGATATTCTCTGCTTGGTTCTCTTTTCGCCCATCAAATATCAACCCCATTGTCTTCAATCGTACCTTCCGCAAGGTCTACGCCTTCCTTGGTGAGCTTGATGACCGCATCATTGGCATAGGCATTGTAGGCTGTGACCTTTTCCTCGGTAAATTCGATATATCCGGCTCCCTGAAGATAATCAAGATACTTGCTGATGTCCGGGGATATGATGAGCCCGGCTGCTATCATGGCATTGGATAACTGCCTTGTGAGGGCTGTGTTGTTGTATCCCTTCACCAAGCACCGGATGATGTATCCCCTGATTGCCTTGTTCTGCTTGATTTCTGCTTTTTCTAAGTCATTCACGTTGTTCACCTCACTCTTTTCTGCTACTCTGCATCAGGAGCTTGTCAATCTTACTGTCAATGCTCCTCATCCTGTCCTCCACTCCGTTCATGGAGCGGAAGAAGTCTTCCCGGAGTACAAACGTGGTTGCAAAATCACCCTTTATGTCATTGAGTTCCTGCTTGATGTTCGCTATATCCCTGTCTGTCTCCTCTTCCAGCTTGTCAATCCTCTTATTTACTTTGTCATCATTCTCTTTAATCTGCTTTTTTATCTCTTCTGTGCTGCTCTTGAGGTTGTTGAACCACCCCTTGATGAAGAAGGTTATCACTCCAAGTCCAAGAGTGATGACCCCTGCCATCACATCAGAGAACGTGATAACATAATCCATAGGCTACTGCTTTCTGATGAGCTTCTCTGCAAGCTCTGTGACCCGTTCCCATCCATCCATTGACACCAACGCCACAATGAAAGCAGCTATGAATGATGCAAATACCATGAACCACTCAATAGCCACCCCATAATATGCCGCAAGTCCCAACAGGCAGACCGGGCAGAGGATGAGGGACAGGAGGATGACCGTCAGGGCTGTAGGCACCTTCTTGTCAAACCATGTCCACTTTTTAAGTGCCTCCGTGATGACCGACACGATAAATGCCATGACACCAATGAAGACAATAATCTGTGATACATCCGCTGTGAAATTCGTCATACAAACCACTCCTTTTCTGTCATTTTTCTTGAGAATAACGCACAAAACAATAAGAGCATGTACTAAGTACATGCTCTATAATAAACTCTTATTCAAAAACACTTTAGGGGAAACATTTCCGGAGATTTTAGACCTTTTTATCCGTTCCCGGTATATCAAAAATAGTCATCTGTCCTATCATTGGCTCATCCTTTAGGATGTTCCCTATCTGTTTTGTTGTCAGATTATACTTCTCTGCAAGCTCCTTGGAATTGTATCCGTTCCACTCCTTCTTGATACGCCTGTTCCTTGCCGGGGCTATGATGTTCTCTGTCTTTGGAAAATACAGCTCATCCCCTTTGGCGTACTCACTAAGCTCAATGAACTTCTCAATCCCTATGATTTCCACCACAGGGCGGTAGCTCTCTGAAATATCATCCAACGTGGTCTCATCAATGAGGGCTCTTGTAAGTTCATCCGGTACCATCTCAACCTCTCTTTCCCACTACTATGAGGCTTTCTTGGTATAATTGAGGCTTATCCATCCGGCTCCGGACTTCAGCTTGCCCCATCCATTCTTTTCCTCCACAATAGTGTACTTCTTTTT